CTTTAGGTCGGAAGGCTGTAGGGTAAAGGGTTGAATAAGGGAAGGCCACAAGGTTGAAAGCGCCCCCGCCGTTTGGCCCCGGTGTCCCGCCTTGGTTTTGACCAAGGAACCAGCCTTGGTTTCCGTCAATATCACTTACAAAGATAGCAACATGAGAAACTGGTGTGTATTCATTTTCTGTGAAAATAGAAACCTCACCGCCTTCAAGTTTTTCAACCTCATCAAAATAATCCAAAATACCATTGTTGTAGCGTTGTTCCCAAATATCTTTTACATATCCCGACCACAGACAGTTTGTGAATGGAAGTCCTAACCATAAGCAATATTTAGCGTAACCGTCCCAGCATTGCCACCCGTAAGATCCATCAATATCAAAGCCGTAGCCTAGCACTTCATTTTGAAATAGTTGAATTTTATCCATTTTTAAAGCTCCTGTTATTTCTTCCAAGCGTCATTAGCTGTTTTTACAGCTGATTCAATAAATGTATTTAACTGATCATTAGTTAAATAAATGTTATAAGCTTCAAGGCCTTCAATAAGGCTTGTTTTAGCGTGTTCTAGCTTATCAGCGCCGTGAATGTCCAATTTATCGGCTACTTGTTCGGTAGCCTGTACGGCGTTCTTAGCTAGGATTTCAGCGGTTTCAAGTGCTTTCTTCCCGCCACGGGTTAAAAGGTACTGTTTAACGGAATTAACCACAATACCAACTAACACTACTAGAATACTCATAGCCCCGCTTACAACAATATCAGTAATTTGATTCATCTTTTTTCTCCTTTTTTCTTTTTAATTAATTTACTAGGTTCTTCTAGTCCTTCTTTTAGTTGAAACTTTTCGTGATCAATGTTTTGTTTAACAAAATGATCAAGGCCCGGAATTTCTACGCCTAGGGCGGACAAACTAGCTAGAATACTAGATCCGTAAGCCGCCATCATGGCCATGATAAAAGCGTCCACCACGGGCGCTAGATTCATATATAACGCGAACGGGTACCCAATCGCCGTTATCAGGATCATGGCCGTGTGACTGACTAAACCTTTCCGCCATTTACGGCTAGAAAAGTCATGGTAAGCCCACGCCCTTGATACTCCTAAAACAATATCAAGGGCCACGATCAGCATTAAAGCAAAAACTATAAAATGTTCATCAATCCCGTGGGCGTAGAAGTCCTTCACCACCTCAAAAATTCCAAAAATTCCATCCGGTTCAATTACTTCCACAAGTCACCCTTATTCCTTTCCAACAAAAGGCCATGCTGTTGCTGTTCCTAGTTCCAGCTTACCGCCTTTCATAAATTCGCTGATTGGTTCGCCATTATAGGTAAAAGCTTTTTGGGCCTGAATTAAAATCTTAATTCCTTCCCCGTCCACTTCTTCATGGCTAGGGTCTTCTAAAACAAATAAATCATCTGTTTGGAAGGTGTCGCCGGTTTTGGCAATAGGCAAAAGGTCCATATACTGTTTATAGATAGTTCCATAAGTGATATTTTTGGACATAACAGCATTAAGAATTGAAACGTGTGTCAATTTAGCGTTGTTTTCAACTAGCTTATTAATGGTTTCAAGCTGTTCTTTCTGCGCCTGTACTTTTAAATCTCGTTCCTTAGCTTTGACTTTCAAGTTGTCAATTTCCTGTACGCTTTCAGACATTGCTTTTTCAGCGTATTCAGATTTAAAATAAGCGTCTTTAGCAAGTTCAATCGCTTCAGTGTCCGGCTTGTTCCGGTGATCCCCGGCCACTCGCTGGGTGAAGCTATCAAAGCCCCCACTAGTTGCATTTAAAGAGATATCTGTGTGTGTGATTTTTCCATCTTCATCATATACCGGGTATTTCCCTACTACTGCATAAGTCCGCATTATTCAGCTCCTTCTACTTTCAATTCATTGAGTTGGTTTTGAAGTTCTTCTTTTTCTTTTTGAAGGGCTTCAAAATCTGCTTGTAATTCATCTTTAGCTTTCTGAAGGTCTTGCTTTTCCCCTTCCAGCTTTTGGGTGTATTCACGGCAATTTTTTAATTGCGCTTGAAGCGTCGCAATAATTACCGCTTTCTGCCCAATTTCTGAAGCTAGTTCAAAATGTACACTATTATAAAAATCTTCGTTCATTGATTTTCCTTTCTATTTAAAGCCATATTTATTGATGAGATTGGATTTTATATGATTTTGAACAGCTCCATTTTTTAGATCCCAACCATAACGGGCGATAATACCAAAACAAGTCAGGATATCCCATAGATATCCTCCTACGTTTTGTGATCCTTTCCCAATAAATAGATCATCTATATAAGCTTTGCTAAAATGCTTATCCCCACGGCCTAAATTATGTTTAACGCCGTTTTCATTCATTGGAATTAAGAAGGTGTTCCCGTCTTCGGTGTTATTATGTATTAACCACGGACTGCGATACTTGCCATTTGAATAAATAGCAACACGATCAGCCACCAATTCATAAAAAGACTCATTAACGCCATTTCCTGAACCTGACCAAAGGCGGGTCCCGGCAAAGGTTGCATTATTTGTATTTTCTGTTTTATCATGGTTAGTTCCTAAAACGATCATAGCGGAATTTTGATCCCTAAAATGTTCAGCTATAAAACCGCTACGGGTCATTTTTAAGAATTGCGAAGAACTCGTATCGTCAATCCGCCGAATTGTCCCGCTGTTAGAAAAAAGGTTAATTGTCCCTTCATTCAAATCAATTACCGTTTTATCGTTCAAGGCTGAAATTTTCTTACCTTTTAACCAATTTACCAAAGCGTATTCAATCTTAGCTTTAATGAATTCAGCATTTAAACCAGCTATATTATTAACATTCAGATTGAAAATGTTAGCTTGTGAAGCGTCAATTTCCTTAATGTGGGCCGTGTCAATTTGGGCATTTCCAATCATAGATTTTTTAATAACGCCATCTTTAATATAGGTTTTTTCTCCGATTGAAAGCAAACCTTCATTAATTTTTATTGAGCCGTCCGGGTTCAAATTTAATTGCCCCAGCACGTCCCCGGCGCTGTTTAGGTTCCGGACTGACCAGCTATTATTTAGCTGTGTTACTTGCGTCCGAACTGCTTCCACACCTTGCGCAATTTGAATCGCTTTAGCTTGTGCATTGCTAGCAAGTTCTTTCGCTTCATCACTTGACTTATAGGCGTCATCAAACTGACTAGGCTTATAAGGTCCGGTTCTGCTACCTCTAACCAAAATAGGTTCCTTAAATTCCACCCAGCCGTTTTTAACTAGGTAAATATAAAATGGAAAATTACGATCCTCGCCAAAAAGGAAGTCTTCCCGGACTGTGAAAGTTTGTTGAAATTCAGTCCATTCGTCCAAAGGCGATCTATTTTTTCCTATTTCAGCATTTAGCAAAATCTTATTTAATTTGTGATTTTTCACATTAAAGGCAAACGAATGGTCCGGGTAAGCTTTAAAGCGGTATTTGAAACCTAGGGTATAGGTTTCACCGCGATAAATTTTCTTGACATAGATAGGCAATGAAAAACCGGTGAAGTTAAAACCGGTTAAACCTTGCGCCTTAATGCTGAAAACTCCATCATTTAGGGCAACTTCTACGCCGTTTCTGTTCGCATTAACAAGGGTATTGGTTGCCATTGTCATTGAATTGACAATCAAATTATTATCATCTGTTACATATTTTCCGACTTCAGTTTGAAAAATTTGATCATTCAAAACCATCCGGGAAATATTACTAGCTATTTCACTCCCTACGGTACCAAAGGCCTGAACGAATACATCCGACGTCCGGGCAAAATCACTATAAGCCCGCTTATTGTCTGAAAGTTCTTTGGTAATTGTCGCATACTGACCATCTAGCCCGTTCTTATAAGTCGCAAACTGTGTTAATTGTCCATCTGTTTGATTAAACTTTTGCTCAATCTCACTAATTTTTTCATTATAAGTATTTTTTGCGACGTAGTTTTTCCCAAATTCAGCGCGCTCCCGGCTGATACCTTCAGCGGTTTTAGTTTCCAAAAAGCGGTTAAACTTTTCTGAAGTGGTTCCGTCCGGGTTGAAGTTTGTAGAAATTGTGTCTAATTTAGTCTTCAGGCCTTGCGCTGTTCTTTCAAATTCAGCCTGTGCCTGTGTTACTAAATATTCTTGATCTTCAGGGGCCGGGACCCAATCGGTTTCATTCGTTCCAGCGGAAACAATCAAATTTTTAATCTGTACGTTTCCGCTTCCTTCATCAAGGTTTAAATAAAGTTCAATGCTTTCAATGTCTTCAGGGTTCCCCTGATTGTAAGGTTTCCAAATAAAAGGCTCTGAATACTTCCCGGATTTCTCGCCGGAAACATCAATAAACGCTTTACCGGTTGTAAGGTTGTTTATCGCAAAGTCCCACTGTACTTTACCGTTTTTGTACCTAACTACCCGATTAATACGGAATTTCTTTACAGCGTCTTCAGCTTGGTAATCAAAAGAAAGTCTTAACTTTTGATCAGTTCCCCAGCCGTGGGAATCTTTTGAAAACGTGTAAAGTTTTGTACTATTCCCGACGTTTGCCGGCTTGCCTGTGCCTAAAACGTAGTTTCTCAATCCGATATTAGTAGTGAATTTCTCCTTCACCCCGTCGATCAGTTCAGTTACTTCCGCTTTACTTGGTTTGCCGTCCAAATCTGCCTGAACCTTTGTTTTAAAAGTAGTTAGCTCATTTTGGGCTGTTTGGTTTTGCTGTTTGATCGTTTCAAGTTCACCTTTTGCTTGCTCAGCTATTTTTTTAGCGTCGTCCGCAAGCTTACCAAGGCCGGATTTATTCAAAGCGTCATTGATCTGTTGCTCAGTCTTTGCGCTTTGCTGATCCATAGCCTGTTTCAGCTCATTGAATTTCTGATCAATCTTTTCTCTTAGGCTCACTTCATTGTAAGTCCTTAGAATTTCTTCCCAAACTTCCCCGGTCCAGCGTAGCATGATTTTATGGCCTTCATGTTCCGGATCCGGTTTGTACCAAATATCATTGATCATTACCTTTTTAGGGTATTTCTTAACCGGATCTTCGGTACTATACCAATTCGTGTTAAAACCGTCTGCCGTCTTGATAAAGTCCGGCAAGTTTTCAATAAAGCTATTAAATTCATTGTTTATAAATTCTTCTACAGCTTTATCCGCTACGGCCTGAACCTTGGAAGATGAACTTTCACCGATCTGATCCCCTAACTTGATATCACTAGACTGATTATTTAAACGGTTGAAGGTGATTTCAAAAATCCGTGTATCATAATCTAGCTTCTTATCATGTCGGACTACCCGGATAGTGTCCCCGATTTTTACGCCCCGCAAGTAAACGCTTGAAGTTTTCAAGGTTAATTGTGGACGTGCTGAATTAATCAAGGTTTGGTAAGTTAGCTTGATCAATTCGTTCGGGTCTTCTTCCTCATTAAATTCGGTAAATCCAATCTTAGGCCTCATTGTACCATCTGAATTTTTGATCCCGTAAGTCCTAGTCATTTCAGGAATTTCTAGGTATTTTTGGCCTTTAGGTTTATCCAGCGGGTCCCCTTTGGCTTTGGACCATACCACATCTTCAAAGGTGATCTTCCGGCCGTAACCGTCCCCGCCTTTTCCGCTTTCTTCAGCGCTTGAAACCTGTTCACCTTTTTCGCGTCCAATCAAGGCTGTGAAAATGTTGGTTCTTTCTACTTCCTTCAGAATCTCTAGGGCATTATGGCCATAGACTACCCGCTTCCCTACGGCTTCACCGATTTTCTTTTTGAAATCAATGTACCGGGCGCCTAGGCCGTTGCTGTTCATTTCTACAAAGAACTGCATTTCAAGGCCCCAAACTTTACAAAGTTTTTTAAGGGCGTCAAATACTGAAGTATAGTAGAAATTGGTACTGTGGTTCGTGGTATCGGCGATAAAACGGGCTTGCCAATTCGTACCCTGTAAGAGTTCATTGATTACCGGTTTAGCTGGTGTATTTTTAGGGCGTTTATCAAATACGGGGGTTTTCCGTAGTTCTTCTATACCGGATTGAACACCGGTAAACGTTGAAATTTCCCCTTTGGTCGATTTTTGGGCGATATAAAAATAATGAAAAAGGTGTGTATTTTCCATTGATTGAATGGCCATATACTCCACCTTTTCAAATTCATCATCATTTAACGCCTTCATCTCAACCGTCAAGCGATCAGAAACGTAGTTTTCGGTAGTAAGTGCGTATTTCTGAAGTGCTGACTTGATAGCGTTTCTTCTTACGACTTTTAAAAGCCGTTCTTCATTATCAAATAAATAAATCACGCTCTTTCATCCCTCCAAACTACTTTCTTTACTGTCGCATTAACCGCCGTTATCGTGTCACCGTCCCGAACTTTAAACAATTCCAGCGGGCTGAATCGGTCTAATTCGCTCAAAATATTCCGGCCCCCGTATGTTGCCTTGACTTCATCCGGATCAAAAGAAATTACAATATCTTGACCGGGTGCATAACTCCCCGAAAAAGAAATAACTTTAGATCCGTTCACAATCTGCACCCGGTCAGTGGTTTTTGACGGTGTGACTGTAATTGATTCCGGCAAGACTTCCACGGCGTCAATAAGGGAAATAGGCCCTGTTGAAGTTTGGGGCCTTTTCTTCTTATATCCGTCCGGAATTAATAAGCTGAACTTACTAACAATACTTAGGCTAGTTTCTTCAAAGCTATCTGCCCCGTTGAAATAACCGTAGTAAATATATTCTGGTTCATCCATGAATGAAATTTCAAGGAACCCGCTTTGGGCGTGTGTCCTTAAAATTTTATTCAGTTTGGCGAACTTGTCCCGCATTTGGGCGCTGGTGTCTGCTTTTAGTTGGTATTTGATTTCTAGGGTGCGTTCTTCATCCTCATAATCATCCACCCAAACACCGCGCCGGCCTGTAACCTTGGTAGTTGAAACATTCCGGCCCAATAAGCCACGGCCTGAAACTGTTAAATGGCGGTACCCCTCAATTAAATTATTGAGGGGTTGCCCGTTTATAATTAGATTGTCGCTAGGTTCTAAAACTGTAACGGCTTGATCTAATTTCTTCAGATTAGCGTAGTTATACATATTTTTTCCCCTTCCTAGTAACTATCTAAAATTAATTCCATTTCTTGTTCATTTGTAATATCGTTTGTAAAGGCTCTATAAGCCGTATTACCAAGTTTCAAGGTAATATCTGCCGGCTGTTGTCCGACTGTCAGGCTACCACCTTCAAAATTAACGTTTGGATCATAAGCGGTAAGGCTTCCTAGCGCTCCATCCACGGAACTCAATTCATCTTGGAATGTCCCCGATAGGTCTTTATCAGTAAAGGCGTTAATAGCGCCTTGCGCCATGTTTCCTACTGATTTCGCTACTTGTTCGGCCTTACTGTCTACCCCAATAATGAAACCTTGGTCAGTGTATACCCCGAATTGACGGAATACCCGTGAAGGTGATTTAATACCAAGTAAACCTTTGGCCCAATTTATGGCGCCTTTAACAGCACCGCCCACGGCGTCAATAAGTTTTCCAGCGAACCCGGTTACACCTTTAACAAATCCTAGGATCAAATCCTTACCTACGTTAATCGCTCCACTAATAAAGTTTTTAGCGCCATTAACGGCGTTTGTAAAGGCTGTTTTAACCGCCGAAACCAAACGGGACCCAGCACTAGTAACCGTACTTACTACAGTATTCCAGCCGTTTGAAATTGTACTTCCGATATTAGACATGAAACTACTAATAGATGAAGTTATACCACTCCAAATGCTTGAAACGGTTGAAGAAATACCGCTTAAAATTCCGGAAATGAATGAACTTATACTATTCCAAATACTTGAAATAGTTGAAAAGATAGCGTTCATTACATTTGAGATAAGCGAACTTATTCCATTCCAAATTGCTGTTGCTGTTGAAGTAATACCATTCCAAATTGAACCCAAAAAGGAAACAATAGTATTCCAAATTGCTTGTGTACTTTGTACAATGACATTCCAAGCGCCTGTAATGGCTTGCTTGATAAGATCAAAGTTACCTGTAACAAGTCCCACAATAGTGAGCAAGATTCCAGCAAATACCGCCTTAATGCTGTTCCAAATATTGGACCAAATTTCTGAAATGGTGTTAAGGATTGTTTGAATGGTGTTCCAAATAGCTGTAAATACTGTTGTAACTGTTTGAGAAATAGCGTCCCAAACGGTTGAAACTACTGTAGAAAGTGTGTTCCAAATAGTATTCCAAACATCTGAAATTGTAGTCATGATCGTTTGAATTACGTTCCAAACCGCTGTAACCGCTGTTGTAACTAAATTCACAATCACATCCCAAATAGGACCAACCACCGCTACAATAGTATTCCAAATAGCTGTCCAAATTTGGTTCAATAGTTCAAGCCCGGCTTGAATAACTTGAGTAAGGCCCTGAATGGCGATTCCTACCGCCGTTTTGATACCTTCCCAAATACTCAAGGCGATCCCTTTGAGTGTTTCCCACGCCCCGGACCAATCGCCGTTAATGATCTGCATGATCATTTTGATAATTCCTAGAATTACATTCAAACCGGTTTCAACTACGTTCTTGATCAAGTCCCAAACAGTTTTAACCATTGGAACTATTGCGTTCCATCCAGCTTCAATAATTGGGGCAATGGCGTTTACAATCGTTTCTACTACCGACTTAATAGCGTTCCATACTGTTTCAGCCGTCTGAAGAATAAGCTGGTGATTTTCATTCCACCAAGAAATAAGGCTTCCAAAGATCTGTTTTACAAAGGCTACTACTTCATTAATGGCGCTTGATACAGCCTTAGAAACGGCCTGAAAGGCTGAGTTAACCTTGTCCCTAAATTCCTCACTAGATTTATAAAGACCCACTAAACCGGCCACAAATAGCGCGATAACACCGATCACGGCCCAAACCGGGGCGGTAATGGAACCTATTGCGGTACCGATCGAACCAAAAACGCCGGAAATAGCTGAACCCCCAGCCGTTGCACTTTGGAAACCAGCGATCAGGCTAGAAATAGCGCCTGAAACCTTACTAACTATCCCTACAATGGTACCGACTACCTTAGTAACCGTTCCTACTACCGTAAGGATTGGACCAGCGGAAACTACAATAGCGCCGATCCATTTTTGAAGTGGTGAAAGTGGTAAGTTATCCCAAATTGTGCCTAAAACCCGTACAATGTTATTTTTAAAGTTGATAATTGTATCTTTTAAGTTTTGCATTAGGCCCTTGATATCAGCGTTTTTCTGACCAAGGCCGGCCACAAGGTTTTGGGCTGAAGCCTTCATAGCTTCAAAGGATCCGGAAACTGTTTCACTTGCTTCTTTAGCTGTGGTTCCGGTTACTCCCAGCCGTTCCTGTGTAACGTGAATCGCTTGAATTAACTTATCAAACGGAATGTCTTTCACGTTTTTGGCCGTAGCCTTGAAGCTGTCACCCATTACGCCGGATTCATTAACCAGCCGGGCCATTTCTTCCTGTGTACCACCATAACCAAGTTTCAAGTTGTCAAGCATGGTATAGTTATCTTTTGCAAAACCTTGATAAGCGTTTTGAATGTCTGAAATGTTAGTGCCGAACTTGTTCGCATTATCAGACATATCAACTATAGCCATATCCGCATATTTGGCGGCCTGTGCTGTATCACCACCAAGCCCCTGAAGCAAGCTAGCACTGAACGAAGTTACCTGTTCCATGTACTTCACACCGGAAACGCCGGCCCGCTTGTATGCTGATTCTGAATTTTTGATTACAGTATCAGCGGAACCTTTAAACATGGTTTCAATACCACCTACGGCCTGTTCAAGACTTGCAAACGACTTGACAACTCCACCGATAGCACCAACCACCGGCAAAGTGAAACCGGCTGTCATTCCGGCCCCTACTTTCATCATGGAATCACCGACGCCATGAAGGGACCCGCTTAGTTTCTCAAGACTTGACCCGGTTTGATTCCGTAAGCTTTCCAAAGAGCTTTGGGCTTCTTTTAAACCGCTTCTAAAATCTGAAACGTTCGCTTTCAGTATGGCCGTTACGTCAAAATCTGCTCCCATTAATTACCCCCTTTCCTTGCTTGATTTATTAATCTGTTCCGTTCCGCCATGTCTAATTTTTTAGGCGGTACGGTTTCTTTTGTAGGTTGATTTTTTTGGAAAATCCTGTCAAATTCTTCTTTATGGTTATAAAATTCTTCAAAATTCTTAAACGCTGGACGGGCTGACTTGCCCCGGCCTTTTTGCGCTTTAACAGATTGATTAAACCAAGCCTGAATAGCGGAGTTTAGGCGCTTATCTTCTTGCTGAATAGCGTAGGCCATGTTATAAATCTCAAATTCTTCTAGCGTGGTCCGCATTGCTTCCCGGAAGGTCATACCGTGCCGGGCAATAAGGAGCGCTAGGGCTTCATCATAGCCAAAATTAGAGCTTGACGGGTCGGAGTTCCCTACTCTACTAGGTTCATGGCCTTTTTGAGTAGGGGCGACGCTTTTAACTCATTAACCAAGTCTTCAATAACTTTGTCATACTGATCATTTAGAATCAGTTCTTCAAGATATTTTTCAATAGCTTCATTAGACGGCTTTTGTGCTTCCGTTACCGTTCCGGCCTTGATCACATCAATAAACGCTAAAGGGTCATTTAAGGCCTTTCCAGCATTGAATAGTGTCATAGCACCGTAACCGGTTTTCATTCCTTCTAATTCTGCTGAATGGAGCTTGTTCATCTCACGTAAGAAACCAATTCCAAAATGCAAAGTGTATTCTTTTCCGCCAATGTTTAAAATCATGTCTATTTTCTCCTTTAAATCCAAAAAAATAAGGGGCTTTTAAAGCCCCTGAAAAATTAGGCTGGTAGTCCGCTACCTTCGCCCTCTTTTGCCAAAGTGTGGTATTCATATTGCGCCTTGTTAATGGCTGATTTTTGGGTTTCTGTGAGTGTGTCGGTACTGATCACACCGTTTCCATCAATAGCCATTTCATAAGTAAGTTCTACTTTATCGTCTGCCGGCGCGGAAATTTCAAAGTTTTTAAAGAATCCTTGGTAGTATTCCACATCATATTTTTCCTTTCCGCCATCTTCAAACTTACTTGCTAGGTCCACAATCCAAACTTCAATTTTATCCGTATTACGGAACCATTTGCGCATTTCCTTCCACATATTGACCGTATCTTTATCTTCACGGTATGCTAGTGAAGTAAATTCGCCTGAAGTTTCACCGTCTGAAACTGAGTTAACTACTCCGTCTTTTGTTTTCGTCGTTTCTACTTCTTTTTCAGCGTTTAAGGTCAATTCCGTTTGGAATCTTACTTTTCCGGCGTCTTGTTTCTTTTGGTCTTTGACGCGTCGGAAAAATGCAATATAATCTTTTCCTTGCATTAATTCTGCCATTAGTTATTTTTCTCCTTTTTCGTATAGGTAAAAGAAAAGTCCAGGACCACATGAAGCAATGGCTGGACATCTGTGTTATCGGGTATGATCTGTTTATCTGTCGTAGTGTGATTCAAATTATATTCCCACTTTCCGGAAATATTTTTGACAAGCGTTTCTAAATAGGCTGAAATATCGTCCAAAATGGCCCGCTGTGCCCTTGTAGCGTAAATGTGGACCGTTTGGCCCACCGTCCCCCAAAGGTCGTTATTTTGGGCTTCCTGTGCCGTATTTTCGCCTATGTAAATAAAGGGGTATTTTGTCCCAGCTTCCGGCAAAAAGTCAAAAGTCGGTGCTTTAGCTTCAGCCAACTGATAAATTAATCTAAATAATTCATGGTTTGGCGTCATTTGAACACCCCTTTCATTACGTTTGTCATGCCTTCTTGAAATTGCGGTTGAATTTCCTGAACCGCCGGGCGCATGAATGGCGTCCCCGGTTGAAACCGGGTCCCATATTCCTGATATCCGGAATATCCGGCTTGTGCGTGAATATGTGCTTCCATACCGGGGTAAGAAGTAGTAATATGATTTTTTAAAAAGCCCGTGTCTTCAGGGGCTTTCTTCT